GCGGCTCCGCATTCTTTTCCCAGAGGCTAGCAGGGGATCTGACAGAGGCTCAGAATTCAGAGCGGCATGCCTTTTGAAGTTATGCCGCTTTGAAAGGCCGGAGGCCGGTTCTGAGGGCGGTCAGTCACCGTCGCGGGTTCGTCCAGAAGTGTCCGGGTAAGACTAACGCCGACTGTGCGACCGCCCTCTAAAAACTCGAGTTTTTCTGTGCGGTAGAATGCGCATATGCTGCCGCCATGGGCCAATGATCTGACGAATCTCTATTGGCACAAGCGCTATTGCAGGACACATGACACAGCCTGTCGTCAGCGAGCATGGCGCAAAATTGCGACGGAAAAAAAACGCCTGCTGTTCGCAGGCGTTCCTTACATCGAGGTTCATCTAGTTTGCCGGTATCTTACGAACCCGCGAAACCGAAACGCGGAAGATAGGTGGCGAAGCTATCAAGCGCAGATGCGACTTTTTTCTTGAGCCAGCTTATGGCTTTCGTTTGCCAGTATTTGACATAATATACATTCATCATATCGCTACTTGAGGCGGGCAGGGCGTCCGCAGCCATTAGCGAAAGATTATTTGTTTCACTTGCACGTGCATCGTCCGTCGATGCCATCCCAAAACAGGCAGCGCTCACAATCCCGAGCATCCAGGCTGCCGCCTTCCGTTGATGCTCCAGGACAAAAGACCGCCAGAACTCGGCGCGCTTGGGGTTCTTCTCGCGTTGGCTCTCGATATCGGCGATTACGTCTTGGGGATTTAGGTTGAGCGTGACGGCTATTCTGGCGCAGGCGTAGGCATCCGGCCAGGCGCTGCTTGCCCTCCAAGCGCTAATTCGTTGTTTTGGGATATCGAGGGTGTGCGCTAGCGCGTAATCGCTCTCTACGCCGATTTTTGCCTTGATCTGATCCAGGTATTCACTTGGGGTCATTTCGTGTCTCCTGCGTTGATTTGGGGCGGTTGGTGGGGCCGTTTAATTAAACGCGAGGTTAGTCCTTTTGAAATGACTTGACAACGTCCGTGCAAAAGGACTATTTTTCGTCACGTCCGTTGAAGCGGACTAATCGAAACTTACTCAAGGGGATCACGTCATGAAGATGCTAGTCGCAGGTGTGAAGCGTATCGCGGGCACGTCGAAGAAAACCGGCAATGATTACGACATGCCGCGCTTGTTCGGCCTGGTGCCGGTCGAGAAGGTCAAGAACGCAGGGATGGAGATTACCGGCTACGGCATGGAGCAGTCGGAGATGAATCTCGATCCGGAAGCCCTGGAATCGTTCAAGCAGTACGAAGGCCGGTTTCCGCTGATGCTCGACCTCGAAACCGATGTGATGCCGCGCTTCGGCAAGTTCGAGAGCGTCGTGGTCGGCGTTAAGTCCGAAATCAAGGCAGTGAAGGCTGCGTGATGGTTGGCATGCCTGGGATGCGGTCGGCGGTGTTGCCGGTTGCTTCCTTTCTCGATTTGTCCATGCTGCGGACGCTGCTGAATTTTCGGCGGCGTCCGGCGTTCCTGCGCTCGGTTGCTGTTTTCTCGGGGGAGGGCGGCTACTTGTCGCCCGTTGATCGCCTTGGCGCGTAGGGATGATCTGACGATGGAATTGCCGGGGATCGCCAAGCGTCCTGGCAGACCTCGCACCGGGAAAGCGAAAACCGGCGCGCAACGGATGAAGGCGTATCGGGCGCGGAAGGCGGTCGAATTATCGTCACGCGTGACGGAAATTAATAACCCTATGCCTGTGCAGGGGCTTTCTGAGAGTGGGGAATCGAATGGCTAGTAACACTATGCCGTTCATTCCCATTATGGGAAAAATGGGACGAATTCAGGGGGTGCCGTTCAGTCTCAATTTGAGACTTTTTGCGACTTATCCACAGCGTGGAACATTGCCGTGAAACAGGCTAAAGGAGGGGGTAATGCGGTCTTCGTCGATTGGCTCACCGCTACTGAGTACCATCCGGAAGGGGGATTACCTCTTTTCCTCGACGGCGTACAGGCGACATTTGACGCTGCCGGAAATTGCCGCTTTGAGCGTGCTCTCGCCGCGCGGGTGGTCGGAAGTTATGACACAAGCGTGCGCGTTCGATGCGACGGTTTCCGCGTTTCCCTTATCGGCAATCCAGGCCGTTTTTCTCGTCCGGACAACCTTTTTAATTTCGGATGGCTCGACACATGGGCGAAAGCTGACGGAATTCTCGAGGCTCTTGGCCTCCCAGCTTTTCGAGATCGAGCGTGCGCTGTCGCGCAATCTGGCGAACAAGCGGAGGGTGCCCGTGTTAGCCGTATCGACGTTACCGGCAACTATGCAGCGGGATCGGATGCGCAAGCGCGGGCCGTCATCCGGTGGCTTAGTGGTCGATCTGTCGCTCGCATGAAGCGGGGGTTTGCCGGTGACGAGTCGGTGTGGTTCTCGAATACTCGTCACATGCTTAAGGCGTATCGGAAGGGGGCGGAAATGAAGGCACATGGCGGAATGGATGAATTGATTGCCTACGCGGAAGGCGCGGGCATTGTTCGGGTTGAGGTTGAGCTCAAGCGGCGGCTCCTGGGGGAGTTGGGGCTTGATGAAATCGGCAACGTGACGGATCAAAAGCTGGCCGATGTTTTTCGTGAACAGACGGAGGTTTTCCGGGCCGTGGATCGGTCGGAAGAGCCTGACATTATCGCGGCGATTCCTGCGCGTTATCGCACTACTGCGGCGGCGTGGCTGGCTGGTCAAGATATTCGGATGATGTTGTCGAATGGCACGCTTTATCGGCAAGCTCGAATTCTGCGGGAGTATGGTATTGACATATTGGAGCCGCGCAACATTAAGCAATTTCCGGTAAAGGTTCGTGTGGTTGAGTTGGAGCCGTTGACGGCTCCGTCTTGGTATGACTGGAAGAGGGCGGCATGAGCGCTTTGGACAAGGCGTATCTGCTGCTGGCGTTCGTCGTCGTGTGGTTGGTGTGGTCGGTGCTGGCGGGCGCGGTCAGTGCGGGCGTTGTAGTGCCGTTTTATTGAGGGGGCGTCATGAGTGCGGGTGCGTTGGCTCAGGTGGTCGTGTGTGTGCCTAGTGGGGGTGCGAGTGTCGCGCCGTGTGTCGATTTGGCGGGCGTGGGCCAGGCGCCAACCGTTCAAACGGCCTATTTGCTCGATCAGTATCAAGGCGCGTTCTATGAGCAGGCTACATCGGCTTTTGATGCGTCTATTGGCGCGGAATTCTTCGGCGTCGGCTTGGTCGGCGTCGTTGTGGCTTGGATGTTGGGCAAGTCGGTCCGGATGGTGCTTAAGCCGCTCGGCTTGTTGCCTTAGCAGGTTTCGCATGCAGCGAAAGCGGGCCGGCGTTTTCCGGCATGTTTGGGAGATATGCAAAATGCAAAAACGCAATTGTTTGAAGGTTGGCGGCGGTGTTGCCGCTTCGGTTCTGTCGGTCGGTGCTTTCGCTGCTGACTATTCCGCGCTGTCTGCTGCCGTGGATTTCACGGGCGCGGGTACTGCCGTCATTGCCGGTATGGCTGCGATGGCCACCGTGGGTGTGCTCATCAAGGGCGGCTCTGCGATCCTGCGCAAGCTGGGCATCAAGTTCTAATTGCCCAATGGGGGCCGGTTCGCCGGCCTCCGTCAAAATCATGTTCACTGTAGAACTCTGGTACTTCGGTTGCTTCTTTCTCGGCATGCTGTCCGGGTCTGCGCTTGTTCTCGGAATTGGCGTGTCATGACGAAAGCATTGCGGGCCGCTCTGTCTTTGGTTGTGCTGGCGTTCGCTTCTTTGGCGTCGGCCTCCAATACGCTTTATTGGTGGACTCCTATTTCGGGTGGTGCGGCACAGGGTTCATCATCGGTTGAAGGTGCTTGTAATGCGTGGTTTTCCGTATTGTCGTCGTCTGGGTGGCCTTGGAAAAATGCTGATGGCTTGACCGTTTCGGGGCAAGGGTGTACTGCCACTTGGGGCGGAAATTATTTAACCAACATCAATTTATCCTCGACTTCGGATGGTTGCGCCGATGGTCAGATATGGGACGAAGCGGCTCAGGCTTGCGTTACGCCTCCGCCTGTAACTTGTCCGGAGGGTCAGCAAGATACCGGGGCGGGTTGCGCTCCGACGACGCCGGCTCCTACTCCTGGTAGTTCTGCTCCGCCGATTGGCGTACCTATGGGGCATACTGATGACTCTGGCAATTACACACCGGGCGGTCCGGCTTCTGATGCGATTCATGGCGGCGGCACGTTGTCTTACAATTGCGGCGGTTGGGTTTGTACGGTCGGCATCGGTGATTTTTCTCCTGCGCCTGATCCGTGTGTTTATGATCCCGCCTCAGGGGATACGGTTTGCAGTTTTGTTCCGAAGTACACAGGTGATCCGGCTAGTCCGTCGACTCCGACACCGCCTGCGCTTGATCCAGGGGTAATACATGATCCTACTGTTCCTGCGGCGGGCTGTCCCGCTGGTTATACTTTCGGCGTCGATGGTCTTTGCCACCAGGGCGCTACCCCAGCAACTCCCAGCACTCCCACAACCCCTAGCACCCCGGCTAATCCTGGCCATGTTACCTGTCCAAGCGGCTACACCCAGCAGGCCGACGGCTCATGTCTTGGTGCCCCGGTCGGTCCAGGCGGGAGCACGTCCGGCGGCGGCGGCTCCCTCGGGCACTGTCCTCCCGGCTACACGGTCAACAGTGCCGGGCAGTGCGTCAGTGGTGGCACCGTCGGTCCGGACGGCAAACCGGGGGGCACGGGTTCGGGCAACGGCGGCGGCCCGGCATCTGGCGGCTCTACGTGCGGCGGCACTGGCCAACCGAAATGCGAGGTAGATTTTGGCACGGGCACGATGCCGGCGACTCCGGATGATAGTTTCGACGGTGAGGGGTTTCTAGCGCACATGCTCGAAGGGCCATTCGATGGCCTGTTTAACTATTCCGCGCCGACGATTGCGGGCGAGTGTCCTACTGCGCAGTGGAGCATGTTCGATCGGTCGTATATCTTCGATGGACACTGCCAAATTTACGACCAGGTGTCTGGCTTAATGTCCAGCGTCATGAATGCCGTCTGGCTAATAACGGCGCTATTTATCATCCTGGGGGCCTAACATGTTCGACATTGTTGCCGGTGCGTTGACGTGGATTTTTCGTGCCGCTGTTATCAAGTTCTGTTTGTCCATTGCCCTGTTCGCGGTCTTGGCGTTTCTTTGGCCGGTGTTGCTTTTGATCCTCGATAAAACTGGCTTTCTTTCAGTATCTGCGCTTGATTCTGCGCTTTCGTCCATCCCTAGCGGCGTCATGTGGTTTATCGGTGCTTTCCAGTTCGGATCAGGTCTTAAAATCATGTTGTCTGCTTATGCCACCCGCTTTTTAATTCGTCGTCTTCCGGTGATTGGCTAATGAATCCTGACCTCAAATGATGAATGCGCGTCTTCTGATGACTACTCTAAGGTTACGTTACGCTAGCGCAGCCCTGGCCGGCATCCCGAGAGGGGGCCGGGGTTTCCAGGGCGTTACGGCGGCATACTGTGGCTAGTTTCGCGGCCTCATCGCGAAATTTTCCCGTACAGGGAAAACCACATGCCGGCCGGGCATGGCTTCTCGTTAAATTGCTTAATCTCTAATGCCCATCGTTTGCTATACCGGGCTTCCGCGCTCCGGTAAGACTTACCAAGTAGTTTCACATGTCATCCTTGCTGCGCTCCGTCAGGGTCGCCGTGTCGTTACCAACATTGCCGGGATACAGGATCATTTGATCCGTGAATATCTGGTGTCGGAAGGCATTGCCCTCGATCACATTGGCGAGATTGTCCACGTCGATCATGAGGAAGTCTTAAAAGCGAATTTCTTTCGCACCGATACCGACTTGGGCCTGGGAGTCGATACGTTCGTCCAGCCGGGCGACTTGGTGTGTCTTGATGAGGTTTGGCGCTTCTGGAAAAAGCGCGGCGAGATTCCCGAACGGCATATGAACTTTTTTCGTATGCACGGGCATTTGGTTCATCCGGTATCCGGGCTGATTTGTGAGGTCGCGTTAATCTCGCAATCCATCCGGGATATTAACGAGAACATTCGCGATGTGGTGCACGAAACCTATCGCATGACGAAAGACACGTCGGTTGGTTCTGATAAGTCGTTTTTAGTGCAAGTGTTCGGTCGCGGTTCCGAGTTGAAGCGGGACGAAATCCGCAGCTTCAAGGGGATGTATAACCCGATTTTCTTTCCGTTTTACAAGAGTCATTCGCAGGCGCAAGAAGGCGCTTTGCCGCGGGAAGATGCGGTCGACAAGCGCGGCAACATTTTGCGCGGGCCGCTTTTCCGGATCGTTATTCCGCTCATGTTGGTGCTGGGCATCTGGGGCGTGTGGCGCGTCATTCGTTTTTTTCATCCAGAAGAAAAGCCGGTTTCTGCTCAAACGGCGGCGGCTCCTGGTGGGCCAGTTAAACCGCTTTTGCCTCCGGTGCCTCCGTCCAGTCCGTGGCGTATGGCTGGCTGGGTTAATCGTGATTTGGCTCCGTTCGTGTTGTTGGAAAAGGACGGCGTGTTTCGTCGTGACTATGAGATTGATAAATACAAATTCCAGGACTTCGATGGTTCGGCGCAGTTGGATGGCTCAACGGTCGCGGCGTGGAGTGGTGGCGGGAAAGGCGGATTGTTGAAATGAAAATTGCGGCGCTAGTCCTGGCCTTGCTTTGCGGGTCGGCATTTGGAGCTGGGCCAACGGTTCATTTCGAGAATGGTTCGCTTAGTCAATTCGCATACGTGCTTTTTTCTGAAGTCTTGCGGGTTCAATACGTCATCGATAGCAGTATCAAGAATGAAGTCGTTACCGCGCACGTTTACTTTTCCGATGATCCTGCACAGCGTCAGGCGCAAGTGTTGCCGCTGATGGAGTCGCTAGGGGTGTCTGTGACGCAACAGGCCGGCGTTTTCCTCTTGAGCGCAGCCAAGCCGAAATCGGATGATGATGGATTCGTTTATCGGCCTCGCTGGCGCTCTGTGACTTACCTGGTCGATTTGGTGTCGCCTCTGTTCAAGCCGACGGCGTTTGCGGTGCGTCGTGGCGTTCAAAGTTTAGGGCAAGGCCAGGCGGGCATAACGTCGAATACTTCGCCAGGGTCCGCACCTGGTGTCGGTCAATCATCTACTTCGCCTGGTCTGCCAGGTGCGCCAGGTAGCGCGGCAATTGATTCGCCAGGCTCGGCGCTTTCATTTCAGGATCGCGGGCCGGATGTGTTGGTATTCAAGGGCGACGAAAAGGAAATAGCCAGGTTGCAAAAGTTGTTGGCTCAACTCGATACCGCTACGCCGGAAGTACTCGTTAAAGCGGTCGTTTATGAGGTAACGACCGGCGAGGACAAGCGCTCGGCCATGAGTATCGCGGCCTCGATCCTGGGCGGTAAGCTGGGCCTGAAAGCCGGCACGGCAACCGCAGGCGACTATTCCGCGATGTTTAAGAGTTCCAGCGTGCAAGTCATTTTCGATGCGCTCAACTCGGACAATCGTTTTAAGGTCGTAACTAATCCGACGTTGCGCGTGCGTTCTGGCGGTAGCGCACGCCTCCTGGTCGGCAATCAGACGCCGGTTGTCGGTGCGATCCAGGTTAGCAATGGGACGACTACGCAATCAGTCGACTACAAGCCGTCGGGTGTGATTCTGGATATCAAGCCTGAAATTCGCGAGGAAGTTGCGGAATTGCAATTGACGCAGCAGATTAGCAATTTCGTCGTCACTACTTCGGGCGTCAATCAGTCGCCTACGCTGGTCACTCGCGAGGTCACTACGTCAGTCGGCGTCCGGGGCGATGAGGTGCTAGTCCTCGGGGGCCTCGATCAATCGCAGGTATCCGATACTGGCGCGGGTCTGTCGTTTCTGCCGGCTTGGCTCAAAGCCAAAACCTCATCAGATCAAAAAACCGAAATCCTCTTGGTATTGCAAGCCCAGCGCATTTAACGCGAAGCCCGCGAGGAACGCCCGGAGCGTAGCGAGGACGTACCGCAGCGGCTCCGCATTCTTTTCCCAGAGGCTAGCAGGGGATCTGACAGAGGCTCAGAATTCAGAGCGGCATGCCTTTTGAAGTTATGCCGCTTTGAAAGGCCGGAGGCCGGTTCTGAGGGCGGTCAGTCA